AAATTCAATCATAGACAATTTTTGATTTCCTATTACTACAGTGACCGTTCTCGTTGATGTCAAGATAGTTTGAACGTTGACGGTCATCATCATGACCAAGACGATAGTTTACACATTGTATTCCTTCAACACAAAAATTTGATTTATCAAATACAGTCATAATCTTTTCGACCACTTCTGTAGGAACTTTCCCATCTGTGTTGAGAGGAATATCAATGTGCAATCTATACTGACTCATAAATTATGCAAGACGGCTGTTGTCTCGACGAATCTTGCGATTTTCAGGAGTCTCAATGATCGAAACACGATCATTTGGACGATAGCCACGGAAGTTAAGACCGTCGCCATTTTCATTTTCGAAACCAATGTAAATCATTGGCTCAGCGTTTTGACCACCACAGAACTCGATGACCTTCTCAACGAGAACCTCAGTACCATTGTTCATAAACAACACATCGTTGTCGTGAACTCTTTTTGCCATGACTCGGCTAACCATTCCCTCTTCTGGGATATGACAGTCGAGACAGTTGTTGGAGGTTGGCTCCATAAATTTTCCAGTATTTGGATTACGAACTTTGAGCATAATATTCTCCTTTTCTGCTCTTGAAAGACCTAAAACGTGTGATTCGTTCAGTGGGTTTGATCCACTCACACTCTTCGCCCCAAATGGGTGAAGAGAACATAACTTGAAATTGTGGACTCCATTGTGGATACTTTGAGTTGTACATAGTATCAATCTGAGTCACGACGGCTTCTTTCTTTCGAGATGGAAGCCATACTTTATCGCCAACTTTCAATTTCATTTTTTCTCCTTTTTGGTTCAGAGGTTTTTTGTTGACTTCTAAATAATAGCATAGAAAAAAGGTTTGTCAAGTGTCTAATCAGAAAAATCAGAAAATTTGTATCGCTGGCATTGATTACTCAATGACCTGTCCATGCATTTGTGTTTACAGTGGTAACAAAAAAAAGTTTGATCCAAAGGCATGTAGATTCCATTATCTAATAGACAAAAACAAATACGCTGAGAAATTTCAGACCAACATATTCGGCGACAAATACTTTGAATGGGAAACAGACATACAACGATACGATTCAATTGCCGATTGGGCAATTAGTAAGGTCGCTAAGTGCGAACAGGTCGCTATCGAGGGGTATGCGTTTGCCGCAAAAGGCAGAGTTTTTAACATCGCTGAAAATACTGGCATTCTAAAATATAAACTCTATCAAATTCCTATTCCTGTTTCAGTTTTTACGCCAACTGAAATAAAGAAAAAATGGTCAGGAAAAGGAAACGCAAACAAGGAAGAGATTGTTCGACAGTTTCGAATCGACACCGGTTTGAATCTCAAAGAAATTTTTGATACAAAACAGGCTATAAGTCCAATATCTGATATAGCAGACTCTTACTTCGTGTGTCGAGAACTATTCGAACAGATCAATTATTAAATTTTTCAAACGTTTCAACATCGTAGTTGTAAACATCATCAGTGTTTGTCTTCACATCATTTGACATATTTCTGAATGTTTGTCTACGAGACTTCACGTTTTTTTGCTTAAAGATCTTTGTTTTTCGATGACGAGAATCATCTAGTCGATCTTTACTTTTACTCTTTTTCATGGGATTAAACCTGGAAAAGACTCCGTAACTAATTTTTTGGTTAGATTTTTTTTCTTGACTTTATTGGTGATAATCTCACCGATAAGTTCTGCTTCTGGTGCACTCACACTTTCAAGAAGAGGAATTAAGTTTTGTTCGGTGCGAAGCATACCCATTTTATCTATCGTTGGTTGTGCAAAGATATAAAGTCTACTTGCCTCTTGAAAGAGATTGTTGTCTGCCAAACCTTCTGGTTGATCATTCTTTTTATAAGGAGGAAGATCGTCTAGAGGAAAGACAATGTTTTCATCAAAAATATAACGAAGAACATCCTTAAGGGAATTGGTAGAATTTGTTCGTAGGAAACCAACTCTTTCACTGTAACTTGTAATTTTACCAAGTTCGTCTAAAATCTCTGGGATTGTCATCTTATACATTAATTAAAACTCCTGTATGTTCTCCATGAGAACCTTTAACCTTTTTGCAATGAAGTAATTGAAGAGTCTCGAACGATTACCTTGTGGTTTCTTATCGTACTCTTCAAGTATATTTATAGTATATTCATCTGGTATAGAACCGAAATCTACGAGTAATTGATTTCTCTCCAATGTCTCCCTATACTCATCTGGCGTTTTATCGTTTAAGAAGTTATCATGGAAATAAGCCAACATCTTTTTAGTCAAAGGCTTTTGTCTTTTTTCAGGATCAACCAAACAGTCATCCTCGGACAATGCATTTGGCACACCATCAGAACTGTCGCCACGAATAATCAGATCTTGCAAAAACTTTTCTGGATCAGAACATTTGACAAAAGAGTTTTTGATTGGATTCCATTGACGAACATTTTCATAGCGTTGTAGTTGTTGAAAATCTTTATCAGATGAGACAATCACAATCTTCTCAGACTGATGATACTTTTTACAAAGCGTTGCAATCACATCATCTGCTTCACAACGTTCTACATGCAAGACCTTGTATGGAAAAAACAAATCAAGTTCTTCACGAACCTTACCAAGAATAGAAAACAAGAGACCCCAATCAAAGTCAGACTTCTTTTGTTTTTGTTTTCTGGATGCTTTGTAGAAAGGAAACTTATCTTTTCTCCAATAGTTACCTGTATCGCAACAGATAACAAGTTCCCCATAATCATTCTTAAATTTATTTCGAATATTTCGAATGCTATTTAAAACCATATGACGAATTAAATTTTCATCTGGCTTATCTTGTCGTGTTTGTGCCATTACAGATGCAATGGCAATTTGATTATAGTCAAGCAAAATCATTTTGCAGTCCTTTTCATATTTTCATCAAAGTTTCTTTGAGTAAATCCTGGTTCAAGATTTTCAAGGTTGGTACTTTCTTCAACCTTTTGTCTTCGCTTCTTTGTGTATTTCTGAATTGGTGAACCACAGTCATCGCCTGTAAATTTTTTACCGACATATCGATTCATTTTCTTCCAAGACTTTCTTTTGAGATTAACTGGCTCCCAATCAATCTCGTCAGCAGCAGCATTGGCTTCATCAAGAGTGGCAAACAAACTGTAGACTGGTTGATATTTTTTGGTTCTCTCATTTCTCACATAGGTTTCTTTTACCCAAGTTTGAAGACTTTCAATCCAGATACCATACTTTCTCATTGTTCTTTACTTTCCATTAAATGTTCAATCTGGTGACAGTTTGCACAAACTACTTCACACTTATTGATTTCTTCCATAATTGCACCAAAAGAAAAGCCTGAGTTCACCATATCCGAAACATTGTGTTTCTTGTCACGGAGATGATGAAACTGCAAGGCTCTATAGTCGCTGTAGCCACAACGAGAACAAGTACATGTTTTTTTGTATTCGATGTATTGTTGCTTCGTTTTCATAATTCTTTCTTTGCGAAGTTTATTGTCGCAGTCCTTACATTGGGTGCGACGATATTTCTTTTCGCTAGGAACGCCAGCAAACGCAAACTTATTGACGTTTCTTTTTCGCTTGCATGTGCGACAAACTTTTCTCATCAGAATCAACTATACAGGGTAAAAAATAAATGTCAAGTCAAATCTACGACTTCACAAGAGTCGCCAGAGCAAGCATATGTTTGACTGCCAGCAGTGTTGTCCTCTTTTTCAAAGTCTTGTAGTTCTGACCAATCAATATTGGTAGGTGTTTCAGCCAACAATGCTTCATACTCTTCTTTTGAACACTCTTGGTATGGTGCTTGTGCATAAGTATGCTCGCTGTATGGCAAGAAAGAGATGCCTGAAATTTCATCGAAGTGCTTATAAACCCAAGCGCCAACATCCATCCACTCATGCTCACGAACAGAAACAGTGATAGATGGCTTGTGTTCACACCAATATCTTTGATAGATCAACCAAAGTTCAAGTTGTTCAATCGCATTTTGATCTTCACGAACAGTTGCGTTGTCTGGTGATTCAATGGGGAATGAGAAAACAGTAACCTTGTCACCTTTCATAGCACAAGGCTCACTCTTGAATCCTTTTTGCTTCATAAAGTCACACAATGGATCTTTATTGTCTGCACGAACAGTGCGAATGTAGTGCTTGCTGTGTCGTGCATGAATACCCGAAGCAGCATCAACGAGTTGCGAAACTGTGCCAGAAGGCTTGACGCAAGTGATTGCAGCAGACGCAGGAATACCCAGATCTTTTGCAACCTTTTTATTTGTTTTGATTGCAACATCTTTGAGTTCAGATAAAACATCACGAAGATCAGGATGCTCACCATTTAGAATTGAGCAGTCCATAATACCAGTAAGAGAAACACCAAGAAGTCTTTCTTCTTCGCAGTTGTTTTTCCAATCACTTGAAAGATACCTAAAGTTTGTCAGCGTAGATTGGATCGTTCCAATAATTGTTGCAACACGAACCTTTTCTCTCAAAGTTTCAAGTGTGTCATCTGCACGAACAACAACCTCAGAGAGGTTACAAAACTCTTTATCACGAAGAATAATTTCTGAGCATGGGTTTGTACCGAAGTCATAATTGGAATCTCGTCGATCATCACCGATACTTTCGACTTGATTCTTGGCCGCCTGACGATTAAAGATACCCCGTTCACCACTCTTTGAACGGTACAAAGAGTTCCACTCATCCATAAAAGTACCAATCTCTGGTTTTGATTTATAACAAGCAGAGTTGTTTGCTAATGCCCTTTGTGGCTCTGTTCCCCACCAGTTGCCACTTTTTGCGTGACGCATTCGATCATCAGTAAGATCTGACAAAGAGATCAAAGCAGATCGACGAACACCACCGACAACTACGATTTCAGCAATTTTACAGCATATGTCGTGGCATTCAATGGAAGTGAGTTTGCGACCTGCTGCTTTTTTGAAGATGTCAACGGTAAAGTGGAAAAGTTCATCCAAAGGTTTAGGACCCGACGCTCGTCCACCAAAGGTTCGAAGTCTTGCCCCAGCAGGACGAATCTTTGATAAGTCCCACTTTGGCACCTGACCTCCAATAAGTAGCGAGATGAGTTCTCGATAGGCTTTTGCCCAGCCAATTTTAGAATCCGCAACGACAATTGTAGTTTCGCTCTCAGTAAAGTCTTCTGCAATTGTTGGTAATTTTTCAACAAAGTTTCTTTCAACACTAAATCCAACTCCTGTACCACACATGAGAATGTACATCATCTCGTCAAAACATTTTGGTTTATTGATATGAAGATATGAACAGTTATAGCCTGCAACAGAATCACGAAGCAACGCAGGTCCAGCCGTCATCAATGCACGCATCGAAGGCATTACCTCAAGACCAAGTATAGACTTGCGAATCGCTTCACGATGCCTCGAAAAATTAAAATCACTATGATTTTCAGAAATGTGATTTTCAAAAAATTCGATAAAACGATTTACAGTTTCATCCCAACTTTCTCTGCGATCTTCGTTCTCAAGCCATCTTGAGTATCGAGAAAGGTGAATAAAGTCTTGATACGGTGTTGGTAGATTCATTTATTTTTTTCCTTCATTGTTTGGTTGTGTGATTTTATTTATTGTTGGCAGTAAGGTATTTCCATGATACAGGAAAAAGATTTTCAATTGAACTTGAGATTGCTTTTGCATACTCACGAACTTCCCATTGTGCGTGAGAATCATCTCTTTGACGAACAACACGAGCATACGCAGCAAGTGATCCTGTCCAGTACCATTCTGTGTACATACCCTGCGGCAAAACAAATCTTGCTTGCTCAGGTGCAATACCCTTTTCGATCAATGTGTTATAAACATGAAGAGCCTTTTCACATGACTCTCTGTAAATAGCATCATATAAATTTGTTTTGGCTTCCTCAGTTACAAAATCATCACTGCCCTGTTTCGCACCATCTGTTGGTTTACTTCTCCACTCAGGGTGGTAAAACTCAGGTTCATACGAAACATATCGTCTGCTGATTTCATTTTCTGTGAAGCCAACTTTGTGTTTAAAAAGTTGTGTTCGAATCGACACAGGGGCTTTGATTCTTAGCGTAATCTGCGGATGAGCAAACGGAGTCCAGTGCTGGTGCTTTGCAAGATAACGAATTAGTTTTTCATCTTTCTCTTTTAGTTTTCGAACATCATCTTTGTTGTATGGTGAACTTTTTAAACGTTCGATTGCATCGTAGTCAAGCCCCCATTCACTCTCACTGCTAAACGAAACTCTGGCTGCGTTAACAACCATCAAGTCACTTCCCATGTGATCGACATATTCAACATGTCCTTTGTCTAATACATTCATGCTTTTCTCCACTTTACAAATTTCAATCTTGCAGCATTGCCGCTGAATGTGTTCAACTCGATAATGTTCTGAATCATTTCTACAGTCATTCCAGACACTATCATGTCATTGATATCTTTTATCTTAAGACTCTCTGGCCAGATACAAACTTTTTCGCCAAGATCAATCGCTTCTTGCATCTTACTCACGATTTGTTTGTTTCTTGGTTCATTGTCAAAACAGAACACACAGTCACTAAATTTCTCTACTACCCCCTTTAGATTCGCTCCTAGAACAGCAACAGAATTGGGTATGAACATAGAGTCAATCGGACCCTCAAACACACAGACCGTCTTCTGATCGTTTACAGAATCTAAGCCATAGATCAATTGATCTTGATAACCATCTGTTTTGATTGTGATGTACTTTGGCTTTTCACCATTCATCGCTCTGCCTTGAACGCCAATCAAATTTTTCTTTTCATCATAAACAGGAATTAAAATACGACTCTCTGAGCCAACAGAAATATCAGTATTGACCTTCTTCACATCATCAATAAAGCACTCAGAAAAACGAAACTTTGAGTATAGATTCTCTGGGATTCTTCTTGCTTGAAGAAACGAAACTGAAAGAAGGGAGTCTTGTATCGGAACCCCTATCTTCTTTCTAAGTTTCACAGGCTCAAACTTGAACTCTGGCTTCGAAACATTTGGCTTGTTCACTTCACCCGCTCTGTAGTTTTCAAGACGATACTCTTTGAACAGAGAAGGCGAAAGACGTTTAATCATGTTGCCAAGCGAACAACCGAAATCGCAGTTGTGGCACTTGTAGTACATGTTGTTTGCTTTTCGATAGAAGTAACCTCTTGCTTTTCTTTTGTTTTTGCTAGAGTCACCACAGACAGGACACCTACAGTTTGCTAGATCGTCTTTTTTCCATGAGAACAGTTGCAAGTTAGGTGACAAACGATTGATATAGTTTTTGTCAGTAAAGATAGACATGAGAGAAGTATAGCAATTAGAAGAGTCTTGTCAAATCTATTTTAAGTTGGTTTTTATTATGGTTTTGGAGTTAGGAAACAAAATTCTTATTTTTTGGTTTTTTGTTGGTTTTGTTCATACATAGTTCGGCGTTTATACATTGGCTCTATGAACTCACGAATAACTGTGTACGCACAAACTATGCAAAGAGCAGCATACAAAAAAATAGCAGGCCAATTATATCTGACCTGCTCATTCTCATTCTGTTGTTCTGAATTTACTTGAAGTAATCCAGAAGTTTTTTTTTCTCCATGTCCTGTAAAGTTAGCCAACCAAAAGCATCACCAGCACCAAGACCATCTTCATCTCTCACCAGTTGATCTGCGGGTGTTTCATCAGTCACATCGTTAACTGAAATGAATGGACTTTTTTGTGTCGAACTACACCCGAAACACATCAAAGCGATTAAAGACAAACAAACATTTTTCATAATATAACTCCTTTTCACAAAAGTATTTATTTGCCTTTTACTGCTTGGCCGAAATAAAATCCTACGATTGTTACTAGGATGTTTCTATTCTCTGGTGTAAATAAGAAACCATCCACTTCGGTGTAGAGTGTTGTTTCATGCGGGAACATTTTGAACAGATCCCACCAATCATAGACTGTTTCGGTATGTTCAACAACAGTGGTGATACCATCTGAAAACGCTATAATAAAAGGGGCTACGATAGTAGCGAAAAGAATGCAGATAACGATCAATCTTCTTACCCATTTACCCGCAGAAATACTAACTCTTGCGGCTGCCTTGTCGGCACTATCATCACTTGCTTTTTGTGCTTCAAGCAAACGCATAAAGCGATCTTGCTCTTGCTGTCTTTTTTCTGCCAGACTCTTAAAGATAAATCCTGTGACACTGCCCGTAAGTAGGGACAACATCTCAGGATTTAAAAATGCTGTAAGCATATCGAATACCT